CTCCCTGCGGCTGGCGGAGTCTAACCCGTGTTCTTGGTCTCTTGGACCTCGAGACGGAGTTCCTGCGCTAACGTCTTCACTTCCTGCATTGCCTTGCGAACACGGGTTCCTGCGGCATTGTTTCCAGTGCCAAAGAACTTATCATGATCGTCCTGAGTTCCCTCAAGAATGGTAATCAGTTGTTGCAAACGATTTGTATCAGTAGTTGTCATAACTCTTCCTTTCTATTGTGAGACCCCTGGTAACCCTAGGCCTCCCTGTGGGGGGGATATTAAAGAGCGCCAAGCTCCGCGAAAGCAGTATCAACAGCGTTAGCTTCACCACTAGTGGTGTTACCATACTTCTGCGTCTCGCTGCTCACCGACTCCGGGTCGGTGACCTGAGAGTTGACGAACGTGTCGAGAATTACCTGAACCTCTGGGGAGGTCTTCCGCTCGAATAAACCAGTAAAATCTGGAATACTGTCCAGAAGCTCTGCACACTTGTCCGGGGTCATATCCTCACATAGAGGGGAGGACCGGCGGCGTGGGACGAGCTTCGTCTGAGGGAAGGAGGCCCCGGGGGGCTTTCCGTAAGTCATAACGAGATCGGTACCAGTCTCGGTGTCGGTGATATCACCATACTCCGGGTTAAGTACGAGCGTCAGGAGGTTCTCGTAGGCAGTCTTGCCATAACCCCACACACGCACACCGCGATCTTCTTCGCCGCGGACCATGACGGGGCTGAAAAAACGTTGCCGCACAAAAAGAGACTTTGCAGTCTTCTTGCTGTGATCATCGTTGTTATCAACTCCCTCTCTCCATAGCTGCGAGGCAAACTCACAGACGGGACAACCGTCATCATAGTTGCGCTTAGGACATAGGAATCCGCCCTTCTCGATGTTGTAATGAAACCACATCTCCTTGAAGGGATCGCCGTCGGCCGTTGGGACGATGCGAATAGTTTGGTCCCCGTCTTCGGGGCGCCAGAAAGTGTCATTTGAGGAGTTTCCGTCTCCGCGTAGTGACGAGAGCTTTTCTCTCATCTTGTCTAAATTAATACCCATTTTATTTTCCTTTCTTGGGTTAAAGTACGATCAGCTAATATCCTGATCGTCTAGCAATTCTGTGTATGATTGTACCACAGATGAATACTTAATGCAATAACAATATTTTTGATCATATGTAGTTTTAAAGACGCCATATGAAACATTCAAATCATCTTCCACACGAGACTTCACAAAGTTATTAATTTTCCTGAATAAAGTGCCGTCGTTTTTCAAATCTTCTTCGCTAATACCATAGTAGTATACCACGTCACGTGGTGATGTCAAGGGGTAAAACCATTTTTCTTCATACCGTTCTTCATCTACACCTTCCATCTCAACCACCCCTAGAGTACAGATGCGGCTAATGTCGGCGGGACGTATAAAGTTGCCGATTACAGGTTCTGTACGTTTAAAGATATTAATCATATGAACGGTATTAACAATAGCCTGATTCAGCGTATCGTAATATCCTATGATTGACATGTCTCCGATGCTTCGTTCTAAAGCGGTGTTAGATACTATTATTATACTCTCTAAAATTCCGGAGCGAGCATATTCTTGCAGCACATTGCCCACAATCTTTTCTTGCTTCTTCTGATTTTCGCTCATGATTGTAAGATCGCCCTCTACGTACAAAACAGTTAATTGATTATTTTTTAACTGTTCTAGGAGCCGAAGTATACCGCCTGATATTGTGCCTGCGCCGGCGGAGACTACCAATATCTCTTCACCACTAAATTTTAATTTTCGTTTAAGATTGGGAAAGTTTTTATCATAGTCTTCGTGATTCTTTTTAGGACGAATTGTAATATCGGCAGCGTCGTGGGTATCAATCCCCCATGTCTCGTACTGCGGGAACTTAGAAAATGCCTTCGCTATATTGCAGCCTGCTTTTCCAAGCCCGACGATGATCATGCCTCTTCGACCCACTCCAAAATAAGACCTTTATCAAATCCACCACGTGTAATGCGCTTAGCAGTCGTTTCTGCCATAACTTCGCTGTCTCTGATCTTTAATCGATCACAAATAAAATGAAAGATCTCCATAATGTCTGCTGCCTCTTCGGCACAAGGGTTCTCTGTAAACTCCTGGACTTCTTCGTGAAGCTTCTTGAGCGCATAATCCGTTAGCTCTTGATCAGTAGCCGCGCGCGTAGCAAAGGACTTGCCAGCGTCAGCAATAACACCGGGGATGCGGTCCCTGATTAGCTTTTGATAAATCTTCTTCATAACTTTAATTCCTTCATTTCTCCAAGGTTCTTGCCAACTGAGACATTAACCTTGAACCTATCATAACGTGTTTTCCTGAAGATGTCAAGCAAATTTAGGATTTCATAGCGATCTTCTTCTGCGAGATCGATGTATACTGCGTCGTGGATTAAAAATGAAATGTTGCTCTTTCTCCCCTTCAAAAACTCATAGATTTTATGCGCCTGTTCATGCACCATGTCGATTGTGGTGCTTTGAACGATGTAGTTGAGCGAATGATGCTCGTCTACATTATCTATTATTCTACCATAATCTGTCGTAATTTTTAAGCCATCCCAGTACTTATTCCGCACCAATTCCTTGTTGTAGAGACACTCTAAGTCCTTGTTTTCCTTATTAGAATACAGCCACGCGAACGTTTTCACTTTGGCTTCCTCTCGGGTCAGATAACCCCCGAAAACGTTCTTGACATTCCAATTATGAATGTCGTTCTTGGGTTGCTCCAGGCCGGCAAGTGCCAGTAACACCCTCAGTTCGGCCGCATTGAAGTCAAGCTCCACCAGCCAGTCGTTCTTTGGTTTAATACACGCGCGGAACTCCTTGTTCATCGTGAGAATCGGCAGGCTGTTTGGGTTTGTCGATAGGCGCCCTGTAACCGTACCCCATGGGTTATAGTCGCACACGTGATTGACGGTCTGCAGGGTGCGGTGGAAGTTCATGCCCCGAACGCTGCTCAAAAGATGTTTGATCGGGTTGACGTCGATGCTAATGGCTTGCGAACGGATGCTAGAGAGCATCTCCACAAGGTTATATATGAACTGATAGTTCTCTGGACGAGGGAAGGTCTCCAGAACGTGCTCCGTAATCTTGTTTTTAGCCTCAAGATACTGATATAAGAAGAATTCCGGGATGGCGTCATACAAACAGTTTTCTTCTAGGGACAGACACGACGTTCTAAAGGCCTTAAGGCATGCTCTAAGCGTCTTCTTGATCTTCTCCCACTCATCCTTCATATCTTCCGGACAAACGTCTGTAATCGTCGCTCCTTGGCTGTAGATGCGCGCTATCTCGTAGTGTTCACCACGAAGGTGACAAGAATATTCCCAAGTCTCGCCTTCGAGGGGTACAGGGGCCCCTGGCTTTAGGGTCCTATCTGTATAAATTCCTACACACTCTATTTTAGAGTCTAGTACCTGAAAAAGCAAATTATCCCCTTTTAATAAGTAGCGGTCTGCGGTGCATAGATGGCCCGGGCTACATCTACCACTGTGTCTATTATACTGGTTTTATTTCGGGTGTCAAGGGTTAAGTTAATCCTTCTATAGTTTTTAGGATACAAAAAATCTTTATAGGAAGCGTTCACAAATTGTAGAATATCTAAGCGCGCTGTGGCCAGGTCTGGTGTACTCCGATATATCTCATAAGCTCTCTTCTTCACCATTCCTAGAGGTGGTCCCGATTGCTGTGTTTGATTATAGCGAAGTTGTATGTATAAGTCAATCAATTCTTTCATATCCAGACCCTCTGCGATACCTAGGGGCTCCCGGCGGTATACTAATGTTTCATGGGGCTCTGCGCATCCGCCTCGATAAATGGTTTTTTCTTGCTCATAAAGAGGATTGTTGGCTACAAGCTTGGTGTAGGCTCGGCGAAAGAGGTTCTCCAGATCATTAAAATCAGTAGCATAAGTTTGTGTAAAAAAAGTGGGAAAGAAATTATAAGATGTTATGGGGGCGCCCTCATTTGTAAGATAATAAGTTATATATTTCATTATCGCATCTGAAAATAAGTCTGCGGTGAGGATCCATGGGGCGTTTTTATCAATGATAAAACCATACTTCTTAGCAGCATTCGCATAAAAATCAAAGTTAGGGTCAGCAATGAAGTCCTCATACTTAATCGAGTCGTCGCCAATATTCTCTTGGGCGATGGCCACTTTTAATCCCGAACCTAAGGGAGATACCATATTGGATACTAAGAAAGTGGTTTTGGTGATGGGTACTCCCTGAGACATGACTCTCAGATATTCAAGGAACGCAGGCTTAAAATCAGCAAAGTTTTTAATCGGGTCGGTAAGATTACCTACATAATTGTTAATAAATGCACGTATAAGAGCATCTCGGTGGGCTTCCCATTTGGTGGTAGGGTCAATATATGCGAAACGGGCTTTCAGATTAATAATGTCCGGGTTGCCACGTTGATCTAAACAATGGGTCACAAAAGCAGTTTGCATATGACTTGCAAAAGCACTAAAAGCCTTATTAACAAAGCCCAAACAGTAAATTCCCGGGACAGCAGCTGTTTCCATCTCCACTAGTTCACCCACCTGTGGGATAACAGTGTTCTGCTGAGCGTCGACGCGTCCAAAGAGATTTTTGTCGTACCAAGAATCCAAGGGCTTGGCGACTGTGGTTGGATATACCACATCTGCATAAAGCGCGCGCTGGTAGAACTTCGCCCGGGGGGAGAGATCATTATTTCCCCGAGGGTCTACCCTATCCTCTTCTGGATAAAACTTATATCTAAAGCGTTTACTCATTCTGCAGGCTCCTCTATTCCTTCAGCTGCAAGCTGAGCCATTGCTATACCGGAGTAGTCTGTGTCCGCGTCGTAGTTCGGGTCGTCGGCGGCTGCAGCAAGTTGCTCCATGCGTGCATCGAGCTTGTCGTAGTAATCCGGTGCAGCCCCACCACCGGTAATCTGGGTCTCCTCCTCGATGACGGTCGTCTTCTTAGAGCCAGGATCATCCTTGTTCAAGTTGACGTCGCCGGCGGCGTTGGGGACAGAGAGAGCATATTTGGAGCTGGCTGGATTCGCTTTAATTAAGGAGGCCGTGGGGTCATCGGCGAACCTAGTTGTACTCACAATACCGTTCCCATCAGACGAAAAGCTTTGTCCCTCCTGAATAGCCGTCACAGACACATCAAATCCTCCGGCTGAAATTTCGTGTGAAACTTTACTAATTAGATAGTAGCCTCCGATTCCTAGAAGCTGAGCAAAATTGGGAAGATCACCAGATTTTGGGCGCGAGGAGCCGGCGCCGATCGCGATCGGATTAATAAACAAATACTGCCCATTGCGATGTAAATTATTACCAACCATCTCAATTTGAGCATTATACAATTCTCTCAATTGTACGGCGGAGAGCGCACTTGTTCTCCCAATTCTTGCTTCTCGGTAGTAAGGCATATTCTGGCGCTGGAATTGAATCTTTTTTGCAATGCCGCAGGATGCCCCCAAATAATAGTGATAAATACCGTTTTCTAAATCGTTTGTATAATCTCCCTCAGATGTCGGCTGTGAATCGACACTATATAAGACTATTGAGGGTATAGGCGGATCCAGATCGCTTGAAAGTGTTGCTCTTGCTTGGTCGTCTGCGAGCGCCTTCGACAGCGCTAGCGTCTCGACACTAGGATTCCTTCCGGTATAGGACTCATTAAAATTAAAAATATTAGTATCGAAGCGAAGCTGAAATTTGAGCGCATCATCGAAGCATGCCGAGTTAAAACAATGAGCTATCAATGATGAACAAATTGTCTTGATGAATTGAAGGAATGGGTACTTCTCTCTCTGGGATCTGACAACATTATTGACAAACCACTCTTGAAAGAACTCTAACGAAATAGGCAAATTAGCAATGCTAGTAGCAAACTTGATATGGTTCAGGCCGCGGAATTTAAGGGGATTAATGTCCGCTAGGGCACGACTAATGATGACATCCGTCGCATTTCCACACTGGATATCTATTTCTTTTATTTGGAACGCCAGCAATGGATCTAACAATTCAATCTGTCCTACTAAAAATTGAAAACTTCCAATTTTCTCGCCCTTCTGGATAACAATATTCTGGAGGTACCCTAGGATACCATCGATAAAGTCTCCAAGATAAAAATAAGGAATTTCTATATGAGAAGCCGACATATCTTTAATCTGCTTAGCAAACTGTTTATCCTTATGTCTTTGTAAGAACTCTGCCGCGCTAGTGGTGGCACTACCCTGGTCGATCATATAAGAAGCCATAGTGTTCATGGAATCAAGGTCTGCGTTAGTAGGGTTTTGTGGCTCGAATCCAGCCTTATAAATATCACCCTTTTCGATTCTTCGCTGGGATACCTTGGCGCGTTGAGCCGGTGACAAGTCCTTAAGAAGCTTAAACTCCTCGCGAGGAATTTTAAGGGCATAAATCTTCCCCGAAGTATATAAATTACACAAGAATCTCTTATACTTAAGAGATTTTTCTTTCTTTAGAAGAGAAGTTATCTCTTCGAGGAGCGTTTCTTTATCCCCCATAAGAATTTTCAGATCTGCATCATCGGCTGTGAGTCCGGGCTTGGCGGCGAGGAAGTCTTTTATTTCTTCGTCTTTACCCTTTATAGAATTCTCCAGCTTTTCAATTTTCTGATCATACTCAGTACCGCCGGTAAATATATCAGCGTTTGGCGCCCGTAAAATACCAGACAAAGATGCTTGGTAATCGATGCTAAGCCCCACGGAGCCATCTTCATTAAAAGTTAGCTCATGGGTAGTATTTTGAAGATAGAGAGCAATACGCGTCCGATCGATAGCGGTTTGTAAACTTGTCCCAAAATCGATTTTCGGGCCGGGGGTGGCCGCGGAGGGAGGAGGGCGAGAAGCATTCATTTCGTTTACAATATTTGCGAAGCCCGGCGGAGTGCTCCAGCCGGCTACGATCTTAATTCGAAAGCGCTCGCCTTCATACTTGGATGTGGCCGCGTCGACACAAGCAGACGGGGTTTCCTTACGCTCGGCCTCGATGGGATGGACGGGTTTTTCATTAAAAGAAGTACCGGAACCAATAACAAGATCTAAATATCCCGCTTCTTTGGCGCCCGCTTTCAGAGAGGTATTAAGAGAAAAGAAATCCTGTACAGTCTGGAAGTGTAACTCTAAATTGGCTGAGATATTGTTCTCTACTTCCGCTGGGTTGATACCATCAAGATTCCAACTAAACGATTTAATACCGGCGCCTGGGAATCGCCCATAATCTTTATCAGTAATAGCTTTTATATCGTCACGGTCAATGAACGCAGGAAAGGGAATCTCGGTTTCTCTCTCCGGGACCAAGGTTTTATCTTTTTTATAGTCCACCCGATAAATTTTTATATAAGGCGTCAAAAGAGCATAAATATCGGGACATAAATTTAATAAAGCATTAACTTCAGCAGTTTTTTTCCCATGATTAAGATAAGAAATTAAATTGCCGGGCGCTTTGTGCTGATGCCCTATAATCCCTATATTCTGATAGACCGAGAGGCCCGAGAAGTACGCCTTGTCCCTCCAGGTACTAAGTGGTCGAATATGTTCTAACAAAAAACATTGGTCGTTGTAAGGCTTAAGGGCAGCTGCGTTTGGACTAACTTTCTCTTTTTTAAATATGGTGTCGGGCTTGCCATAGTCCTTCTCGAACTTCTTTTCTCTATCGTGGAGGTCTTTGAGGACGCTGCCTAATACCTCACCAACTCGTTCTAGAATCATGCCCGGATAGCACGAAGCAATGGCCGCCACGATGCGCATATTAAAATAGACAATCTTTTGATATTCGGTTGCGAGTGGCTTGAACCAGTTAGCGGAAGTTTTGTACCTGAACTGTCGATCGTCAGGAAAAGCTATCCATATCACTCCCGCGTTGAACTCTTTTCCGTGGTCGTGGAAGCCCCAGTTGGCGAGGTCTGCACCGAGCCAGCCGATTTTCTTGATGAAGGGCCCCGAGGAACCAGGGATTTTAAATTGGTTCATCGCGGAGGTGTCGTCTCGCGAGGTTGCCTTCCAGATATCGTACATCTCTTTCATCTTGGGCCCTGTAAATGTCGTGAAGTTCGAGCTATAATAGGCAGCGTCGCTGGAAGCCTCTTGATCTATCTCCCAGAGCCCGGAGATGAAGCCCTCAGTCCGAGGTTTATAGACTGGGATAAATCTCATGGTTGCGCTCGAGCGGGCGGCCTCGATTCGGATATTATACATGTCGAGCTCGATGTCGGTGTCGAACCAGGCGCGAGAGATTTTATTAGTACCTTCGGGGCCCTGGCCCATGGACAAAATCCCCGAGGCACGATAAACCTGCAGGAAAGTAAGCATATCCCGGGGGTGAAGGGCGGTCTTTGCCGCGTTGTCTGGGGACGAGCCATCGAGGAACGAAGTGAGTCGGTCTTTACCGGGCCAGAAAAGATAATTTGGCTTCGCGATGCTGGAAATCCACTTCTTTGTATCCGGCTTATTATGCCCAAATTGGTTTTCAGTTTGAAAAATGATATTTTCGTACTCCTCGGACAGCACGCGCGCGGTCTCATTGCCATCGGCGCCGCGATCGTTCCACAAGCGGCGCACCTGGTGAGTGAGCTTAAGCGCATAAGACTTCTTAGCATGGAGGTGCCACATGTCCGTCATCATCTTACTATACGCGGTCTCGTCGAGTTGGAGTACGGTCGAACCACTCATTGCCCACGTGGGTTTTTCTACTTCTAACCACGTATTAAGCCTGTCCATAATAAGGGTCGGGTCGGCTTTGCCGGGTCCAGTGACCTTCGGAGGCGAGGCAGGAGCGCCGCCATAGAAAAAGTATTCATATACATATGCATCGACGCAGGATTTAACAAAGGTACCCTCGGCTTCGGTCCAGTCCCATTGGCCGCTATAGTCCAGGTCGCCTTCGATCCATGCTTTTGTCTTAAGTGTTAAATTTTCTTGTGCCATATCCTCTACTCCATTATATAGGTCAATATTTTTTCCAGTGGGAGTGGAATACGAATCATATCTCCCAAAGACATATTCGCTTCGGTGGGCCTCTGATTGTAATGTGCAATAACCCACCAATATTCAGGGTTACCATAATGGATGGCCGCCAGTTTATAAAAACGATCTCCAGTTGACCAAACGTGGCGTACCTGGGTTAGGGTCCGAATTTCTTGCACAGATGGATATCTCAGAACTCCGCTTCCATACTGTACAACGGACTTAAGGCCACGCTTTTCTAGAAGATGCGAGTATTCCTCTGCGTCATTCCGTACTAAAATTCGGTTGGCGTATCGGTTTGTCATTATTATTCTCCTCCCATCTCCTCATTCGCGGCCGCGGTGATCCCCGGAGGAATCGTCCAGGGAGGAGTTTTACTTGCGTCGAAGTTGAGTTCCAGCCCCATCTCATCGCCGTG